CTCCTTTTTCCATAGGATAAGTAGGGATTTTCCTGTCTTCTCTATATTCAAAAGCCACAAAAGAATCAGGCTGAATAAAGTAACCCCCGGTGGAACTTAAAATTGCCCATTTAGGCCCGAAAAGATCTGCTGGGAGTAATTGACCAACTATATTAAGAGCAGCTCCTACAAACTGAGAGTTATTGCTTCTAGCTAAAGCAGGAACTCCAGGCAAAGCTGGAACATTAGGGTAAGGTATTAAAGGCATTAGTCAGATCCTAACATAGCCGAACCCATCATGGCATTATTTTTTAGTTGTCTTGGCAAATCTCTAGCCAAGCCCGTAGCATCTGTAGCATTTGTATGAATGTTCATATTTTGGATTGATACTTCGGAAGTATTATTAATATTTCTACCGCCTCCTTGGGCGTTTACTCTTGAGCCGATCATGCCTTCGTTATTTTGCATTGCTTGTCTAAGCATTGACAGTTGATTGGCATCTATATGCTGATTTTCTCCTAAACCAGTCATAGCCATTACATTTTTAATAGCATTAGGCGCATCTTTTAAATCTGCACCACTACCTAACCAACCTTTAGTATTACCAGAACCGTAGTAAAGTTTATGTAATGTATCTAAACCTCTGTTATATTTACTTTTTAGTAAAGCTTCTTGTGCTGCTACGCCTGCATCCATGGAAGAGAAGATGGCAAAACCATCTTTGTCTTGTCCTACAGCTCCTGCTTGCCCCGCAAATTTTAAATTACCTGGATTATTATTTCTAAGATTTCTAGGTAAAGCCCCGGAAGAAGAAACTCCTTGTTCTGGTTTGCCAGCTTTTTCAGCATCCATTGCTTCTACTTTACGTTTAGCACTTTCCCTAATAGGATCTAAACTGCCAGAAAATAATGCCCTAAAACCTAATATAGAGTATTGCAAACCTTTATTTACTAAACTAATCGGGGTAAGCAAAAAGTCATAAATGGTATTACCGAGACTTTGTGCTTGTTTCTTAGTCTCTACCCATTCTTTGTTTAGCTTATTAGCGTTTTCAGAGTTTTCTTGAATAACTCTATTAAGGGAATCGAAATCTTTAAATTGCTTACGTAATGCTTCGCTTCCTTGTTCAAGCAATAAAAAGCTTTTCTCGTCTATACCTAATGATTTAGCCCAAGAATAAGTAACTGCTTCTGTATGAGTTTTTCTAAAATTCGCAATGGCATCGGATAATTTGTAAAGATCAACTGTTTGGGAGTTAATGTCAAAAGCTTCTAAAGCCCCTAGCATAGCCGCTGGTTTTAGTACTTCTGCATTACCTCTAGTAATTTCTGCAAGACTTTGTTGTAATCCTTGAATAGTGCCAGTCATTGTTTCAATACTGCCACCGGTAATCTCTGCCATATCTCCCCAGGTTTTTAATTCCTGAGCGGACATGTTTAATAAATGAGCTGAACGCCCTACTTCAACGTTTGCTTTAGTAGTATTTGCTACAAAGTCTTTAATTTGGGAAACACCAACATACGCTAAAAAATATTCCAATACTGCTTGAGTAGTTTTATTAAACTCATTGGCAGTTTTTCTTGCCTCGTCTTGAGTTTTCTTAGCGGTTTTTTGTTGCTGTTCGTCAAACTTGCGAAGTTCTTCTACTGACTTTTTTTGAGCTGAATCAAACTTGGATGTATCTAATCCTAATTCGATCAGTAAGCTATCAATGATAGTTGGCATTATTGTTGACTCGCAATATAGGAATTATGTCGGTCCACTGAATTTATTTCTAACAATATCCATAAATCTTCTGTGCCATATACTGTATCTAATTCATGTAAGCTGGCTAATCTTGAAGATACAACAGTTGCTATCGTTTGCGGGGAGGCTTGATAGTCAACGTACCGGTCTCTGCTTTTGCTTGAGCTTTTGATTCCGAAGTCGACTTGCTTTCGCTTAAAAAAAAATCCATATGGAGGTTCCAGACAGCTTTTCTAAGCAGAAGTCTGGTTTGTACCTCTTCGATGTCATCTTCTATTAAAGGGCGTTTGATGGATGGACTGGGAACAAATTGTACACAGTCCATCATCTCATCTAAAAGTGGCTTAGCGGCTTCGAAAGGAATTTTCAATAGATTCATATAACCTACTGCTAAAAGTCCTGCCATGCCTTGTGCAGCTAGGTTCTCGGGTATTTCTAAGCCAGAGTTCCCAACAGCTAGAAGCGCTTTAATAGCCCAATTTTCCGCTTTAGTTGCAGGCATTTCAGTAAGATGAAATGCTTTGCCCTTATCACGACCTATTTCTGCTATAAATGACGCTTCTTTTCTAGCCATTTTAAAATCTATCCTCTATTAGATTTGACCACCGATAATACGTTGCCAAGTAATTTCGTATACTACTGGTTGCAATGTCTTCTTAACAGCAGGAAATGGAGTTGCCTGAGTTAAATAGCCATTTTGTAGAGTATACACCATACTTGTAGATGGTAACGTAATTGAGCCGCTAGCAGAGAATACATCCACTGCTGCGTCTTGAGCATTACGCCATGCATCGAATAAAAATATACTAGGACTATCTGCTTGAAGATGAATAGTCATTTTGTAAGGTACAAAGACCTTACCAGCTGACAAAATACCATCTACGCCCATTAAGATTTCTGATTGTTGAACTGCTTCGCTTTCAAAAGCATCATCAACTGCATATCCCTGAATTACTTGAGGTACTGGGAAATAGTTGTTGATGGCAAGTGTTAAGACCGAATTAGCTGAGGTTATTGTTGACATAATTTATTCCTTATTGAATTGCAATAGAAGCCATGACGATTTGTTGTACTACTTCACCGTCTTGATAGTACAAAGTAATCGGAGGAGATTGACGAGCTGCACGAGTCTGAGCAGTAGCTTCAGAAATTTGCAAATAGAAACCTTGGGAAGCAATAGTTGGAGCAGCATTTACGCCAGTCGCATATTGAATTTCAGCGGCTTGAGAAGCAGATACGTTAATACCAGCACGAATTGCCCCGAAGTTTTTAGCAGAGTTAATTGGATCCAAAGCAGCGGAATAAATCAAACCATTACCTTGTGAGTTGTAAGGAACTGCGCCTACTGAAGTTAGCAAATTGACCATAGCTAATTGTAAGTTAGCATTCAACCAAATTTGGTTTAAATAGGTATCAGCCCATAACCATTTGCCTGATACAGAACCTGGACCAAACCAATTAGCATTATTAGCTGGATTGTTTGAACCCCAAGCACCGTAGCAGTTATAACCATTAGAAATAACTGCAGAATATTGGCTAGCAGTAGTAACTGATGGAACCAAACCAGATTGAGATTTAAAGTCTAAAGTTGCACGACCATTTAATCTGCTAAAGTTTAAAGAAGCTGCAAATCCGCAAACAAATGCTGAATGAGTATAATCACCAAAAATCGGGCAAGTACCTACTAATTGATTAACTTGTAAATAGTCGCCAAATGTAGTAGTGCTAGAAGCAATCAATACATTAGGATCTGAGTCTTGGCAGACATATAACCAACGAGGGGCTGCAGAATTACTCCATTGTGCAAATGCTTCTTTTTCTGCAATCAATGACTCCCAAGTAGTCATAAATGTTGCCCAGTTTTGATTTTGATTCAAAATTCCAGCCATAAATGATGCTGGGGTAGCAATATCTGCACCTTGAGATAGAACTGCGCCAGTAGCTTGGGTTAGCATCAATGAAGTTGCTAAAGTACCAGTCACAGCGTAACTCATTGTCTGAGTAGCGCCAGTAGTAGTTGTGGTAAAGATAAATGCTGAAGTAGTACTATCAAAAGTTACTGTGAAACCGGGGGTAGTAAAAGCTGCTTGGATAATTGTTGCAGCGTTACTAAAACTTGTTGCGCTAGTTAAATTGATTGTGCCAGAAGTCTTAAGCACGCCAGCAACTGTAATTGCTAAAGTACCTGTTAAAGCTTGTAATTGGCCCAAAGTCATGCTGGCTAAAGAACCACTGCGTAACCAACCAGCAATTGCTACTTCTGGATAACGAGTCATAAGCAATTCGCCTGGCAATTGAGTACTACCAGTATAGCCATTGAAATAAACGTTTGCAATAGAAGCTTCAGTTGAATTAGCACCAAAATAAGTCTGTACATCAGCTGCGCTAGCAAATTGCAAAATTGAACCATAAGGAGCTAAAGCATTTTGAGTAAGCACCAACCCGTTAAGGTCAACTGCTATGCCATTAGCCGATAATACTGAAGGAACTACTTCTACTACTTGCGAAAAAGGAATGGTACTCATAAATTCTCCTAGGGTTTAAAGGTCTGGTCGATTGGAGCCAGTTCAATTTCCACAGCTAGCATTGATTGCTGTGTAGTTGAAAGGATTGGGTTGTATTGTAAACTGGCTACCAGTTTCCATCTTTGCTCATATTGGGCTTCGCCATCGATAAGCGGAATTTGGATAGGATCGTCTGCGTACAACGGTTGAATATTTGACGGGAAAATCTGAGTCGCATATTCGTCACGAAACAATGCAACAGTTTGCATAGCCCAAACTTGAGAATCGGGGCCATAAAAATCTAACTGCATTGAATATCTTGTAGGGGTAAGAATAGTTTTACCTTGTAATACTGATTGATAATTATCAATATTAAAAGATAAACGATCCATACCCGTATTGTTCATAGTGATAAAACCACCTTTGGGCATAGGAACTTTATTGTCCTGTGCTTGAACTATTTGTATTTTAGCGGGGATAAAACTTTGTAAAAAAGTTCTCATTGCTTTAAAAATGTCTTGGTCGTCAATGTCTATTGTAACAGCCATAATCAATCCTGTTGTAAGGTTACTACGACGTGACACCAATCAGACCATGTTTCCATAACCTGAGTAATAAGCCAATTCTTATTGCAACCATTAGGTGTTTCTGGAAACACTAAAATATCTCCCCCTATTTGGTCTGCTCTAACTACGCCAGCGGCATTACCATACATATATACAGAACGCATAACACCAGTAATATTTAAACCATCAATATGCTTTAAGTCTGTTGCACTAAGAGCTTGAATTTGAGCTTCTACTGTTAAGGTAATAGTTTTAGGTGTTCTTTTACCAGCATCATCAGTAACATATCCATTGGATTGGACCCAATTTATTTGCTGATTTTTATTCGTTACTTGGATATATTTATTTGCAAGGGCTCTAACATTAAACATTTTTAACCTTTAATGAAATCTGAGCCGGTTCTATTTACTGCATTTTGGACCGTGTCTCTCATATAGAAAGTATCTCTTAAAGGAGCATTAAATCCTTTTCTAGCAATAGTAGAAGGGGCATTAGGGGGATAATTAGTATTAGTTATTTGCTCTTTCATATTCATAGCAGCTACTCTACCTAATTTATCCAATACGTCAAAAGCGGTTAATTTCCCCAAAGCAACTTTAGGAACGTCTTTGGAAACCATTTTGACCCAATCTTTTTGGTAATTCTTAACCGTAGGAGTCATAAAAGGTCTTGCTGGTACTTTTGCTCCAGGTGCACCAAACTCATTGATTGCTGCAACTTCTGCAACTGACATACCGTTTTCATAACTAAAGCCAGAAGGAAATCCGACTTG